TTCTGGACCTTCCCGCCATTAGCCACGGTCTTCAGATCCGCATCCGTGACCCAGATCGCCACAGGGAAATCCGTGGAATCCACGATCCCACACTGCGTGTGGTCAATCGTGACGGTCTTGTAGTAGGTGAAGGCCATGAACAGCAGGAGAGACAGCATGTCTAGCCGCCCGCAAGCGCGACCCAATCCGTCGAAAGCTGCGACTGGAGCGAGGCGTCCGTGGCATCCGTATTGATCACCGCCGCACCCGTCGCCGCCGAGAGCGTGAGATTGGAGCCGGTCACGTTCGTGCGGGTGACGAGCCAGCCTGAGATTTGGCCCGCGTAGGCATCGAGATTCAGCAGGGCGGCTTGGGCATAGGCAATGCTCTTAGCCGAAGAGCCGCCATTATTCAGCACCTGCCACGCCACCGTCGCCAGCGCGGACTTGACCCGCGCCTTGAACGTCGGAGACCCACTCAAGGCTTGCTGGAGCAGGGCATCAGTAATCGCCATTACGGAATCACCTCCACATACGTCAGCACGCCACCCACCGGCACCCCGGCTGACAAGTTAATATCCAGCGCCTCGCCGGCCACGGTCTCAAACCAGCCCCACTCGTTCGGGCCGAGCACGAAGCCGGTATTCGCAATCTCATAGAACAGGCCCGAGACATCGCCCGCCGTATGGGATTGAAACTTCACATTGACGATGCCGCTCGAAGTCAGGGCAAAGGCTAAGACGGAAATCTTCTTGCCAGCGACAGCCGCCACCTGCGTCGTCGCCCCGCCCGCGCTCGCGGAGACGACCGCGTGCTTCACCTCCGACTGATTCGACTGCAGCCGGAAGGCACTGGACGTGACCTCGGCCACCCCACCGATGCGGGTGGTCATCCGCGCACAATGACGCGAGGATTCACCGCCGCGCCGATGCGCTCGTTGAGTTGCCCCTGGAGCCGCTCGAGGGCGACCCGGGCATCGCGGTATTCGGCCTGCGCCTCATCGACGTAGGCGCCGTGCTGTTGCTGCACCGCAGAGAGTTCAGCCTGTTTCTGCGCAATCGCCTCTGCGGCAGACGCCTGCACCGACTGCAGCGCCTCGGCCTTCTGCTCCGTGGTGTCAAACGCCTCGTCTAATTGATTGAGTAGTTCACTGGAACTGGATTTTGCCACGCGGTCACTCCTTACGAATCTGAGGCCAAGACCCACACATCCACCGCGCCGCTCGTCACCGCGGTCGCAATCCGCACCCGCACGGCGGCATAGACGCCGGAAATCGAAATGCTCGTAATCTTGTCAATCGCGGACCAGTTGGCTGTGGCGAGGTTCGCCCACGTCCCGGTGTAACTCGGGCTGTGCGCCGTCTCCACCACGACCGATCCGGCACCAGAGGTATGGTTCCACACCACGTAAAACGTGGACTCCACATAGCGCCCAATGTAATCATCCGGCAGCACCGCGACCGCATCCTGCGTCGTGACGGCCTGCATGATTTTCTGGAGTGGGACGAACAACACAGCCATCAGGACTCCTAGACAATCTGGCCGTTGAGCCAGTTGAAATCTGCGGTCTTCCCACCGGTCCCCGGCGTCATACCGGGATCCTTCGTGCGCAGCCGCGGAATCTCCACGTTGTTATCGAAGATCACCGCCCGCGCCTTGCTCGCATCGTTGATCAGCGTCACATCTGGCGGCCGGCCAAAGGGCCGAGCACCCTTTTCTGCCAGCGAGAGCCGAATCGCGTCGTAGTAACCTGGCGGCAGTTCATAACTGCTCGAGGTGAGCGCAATGTCATCGAGCAGCACCCGCGTCATCAACTGCACGTCATACGCGGTCGTCGGCACCGGCCAGAAGTAAATCTTCCCGTTCGGATAATCCGGCTGGTAATACAGCGACGTCGGAATGTCCGAGGTCAACTGCGGCACCGACTGATTGAGCCACCAGACCGCGTCCCGAATCGTGATCTGCCCGTTGAAGTTCACCGTCGTCGCCGGCAGGATCAGATTCGCCCCGTCAATGTCCACCGGTCGCGCCGTGGTCGTAAACGTGCCCGTCGGCCCGATGGTATGCGGGAAGAGATTCGGCACGAGCGTATACGTATCGAACGCGGTCGCATACACGGCGCGTCGATCCGCATTCCAGGCGTTGAGCAACGCCCGCAGCAGATCCAGCCATTGGGCCAGATCCGCCGCGGACATCGTTTCGCCTTGGCCGAGAGTGCCGAGTTCAGTCGCCGCCGAGGCGGCGATGGCTCGAGACGTGACCAACATCTCAGGGGCCGGTTGGTCCGGTTGGACCCGTCGAACCCGTCGGTCCCGTCACGCCGGTCGCTGGGCCTGTCGGTCCCGTGCTTCCGGTCGGACCGGTCACGCCGGTTGCCGGTCCCGTGGCACCGGTCGGACCCGTGCCGCCGGTCGGACCAGTAATGCCGCCAGCCCCGCCGTAGAGTTCCGTGAAGTTGGCGTTGATGTCCTCGATGTTTTTCGAGGTGAACACGCCCCCGCCCCGAATCGTGATCTGACCCATTTAGGTCTCCGTCTTCCGCGGTCTCCCGCGTGGTTTCTTCGGTTCATCATGCGCCGGCGGCTCCAGAATGAGCCGATATTCGTCCGGCGCAGGCCAGTCTGGGTCTGGCGCGTCCAAGCCACCGGCTTGCACCGCCGCCGCATACTCAGACACAGTCTGCACGATGAGAAAGACCCCGCCACGCCAGTAGACGTGACGGGGAAACGTCAGATCCGACACTACGCAACCGACGCCGCAATCGAGCCCATGCCAATGACCTGATAGCTGTCCGAGGCATCGCCGTTTTGCGTGACACCGGTCACGATGAGAATGAACCGCTTCGAGTTCAGCAGCGCAATCGTCGCCACCGAGCTCTTGCTGTTCCCGACCACCAACGTCCCGCCTGTCCCCACCGCCACCGTCAGCGTGGTATCGCCCACGTTCACGATGTCGAGTTCGAACGAGGCCCCGACCGAGCAGCCCGGCAGCGCCGCATTGAGCAGCGTGGCCGTCGGCAAGGTCGCCGTCTGGGCGTCGTCGCAGTTCACGATGAGCACACCGCCGAGCACTTCCGCCGCGGTCAATGTGCGAGCCCCGCCACCGGTCGTCAGCGTCATGGCTGTGGCGACCCGCGTCGGGACGGGGATCATGCCCATCCGCGGTTCGCCGGTCAGCGGGGAGAAACCCGATCCGTAAGGCATTGTCATGTGATTCTCCTCTTAACCGCACGCAATCGCGACGGCGCAGTTGTCCGAATACAGCGACCCGAAGCCCATCAGGACATCGAACCGGTGAATCATCTTCGACTGAACAGGATCCCAGGCTTTGACGAACCGAATCGAAATCCCCGTCTCGGGATCCCGCTGCTGGCTCGACATCTCGACTGCCTTGGGCGTCTCGAGCTTGACACCGACCAGCGCGAACGCATCGGGATGAATCGCCAGCCCGACCTTGCCCACTTTGCCGTTGGGGCTCGTGGTGCCCGGCCACAGCACAAGGGCCGTGGTCGCCGTCGGCAGCGCGTTCACGTTCTGATACGGCGAACCCGGGCCGTAAATCGCTGGGCTAATGCTCAGCGTGGCCGAGGTGCCCGAGGCGGTCACGTCCGCGAGGACCGTGACCTGCATCGTCGTCGCTGTGGTCGTCGTGCGACGGGTCATCGGGTTGACGGCATAGAAGCCGGTAATCCCGATCTTGTCGCCCTTCTTGAACGTGTCGCCGTTGGTGCAGGTCACCGCAATCGTGGTATCCCCGCTGGCCATCGTGGTCGTGATGGTCACGGCGCCGGCCCAGGTGCCTGCGGTATGGCTGTAGAGCGACATGCTCTCATACCACTTGAACCCGCTCAGGCGCCCGAGAGACCCTTCCTTGAACAGCCGCGACACTTCGTCATCAGGCTGGAACAAGGACTGAATCGCCGGCGTCAGCGAGGTGTTGACCGAGGGCGGAATGATAAAGCCCTTGTTGCCCGAGGGCGGGCAGGCTTTCTCAATCATGCGCTGCCGGGCCTGCATCGTGATCGTGGTCGAGGTCGGATCCGTCCCGAGCACGCCGACGACGTTGTTGGCATGCTGATACGCAAACTGCGTGAACCGGCTGTCAATCTCCTGCGCGATGTAGGACATGCAGGGATCAAGCACCTGATCACGGAGTTGCGCATCCGGGCGGGTGACTTCGAGGGCCTTCTGCACATCGTCCCATTCGAGATCGACGCCGAAAACCTGATCGACGGTCACGGTCGTATAGATGCGGGTGACGGCTTGCGGGTTATACCCGAGGCCGGTGCGGATCGTCGGCTGGAATGGACGCGGGACCCGGACGGTTTCCCCGACCGCGAAATCCCGGGTAAATTCCTTGTTGTAGTTCGTGTTGCCAAACTGCGCGACGGCCAACTTGTTCGTCAGCAGACGCAAGCCTTCCGTCGTCAGCCAGTCAACGACATTCCATGAATTGGTCGTCGGCATGATCGGTTACTCACCTTCGTCTCGCCGCCACATCTCGCGCATTCTGCGCGGCCTTGTAACGGCTGAAGTCCCCCGACGCCAACGCAGCATCGACATCATCCACCGGCGCCACGGCGCGGGTCGAGAGGCCGTCCACGGGAGGCGGGGCACTTGTTCGCGACACAGGAGGAACCGACGACCCGAAGAGCACCGCGTCGAGTTTGCCGAGCTCGTAGACCGCCCGACCCGGGGGCAGATTCACGATCCGTTGAAACTCCTCGCGATGGGTGCCGAGATGATAGAGCAGTTTGGTCGGGGCCGAGGAC